CCCCGGATCGAAGTCGTTCACGGACGGCACCGGCAAGTTCAGCACCCGCGGCACCACCACGTACCTCATCGGACGGCACGACCCCCGCAAGTTCTCACACTACGAAGTCATCTGATAACCAAAACCACGAATAACCACCAATGGTTATTTGACAACCACCAGGAGTACCACCATGACAATTCATGTAAGCACCACTGACGACTTCTCGCCGCGTTCCTTCCCGAATGCGACCGGCTGGCACGTTGACGAGAACGGCTACCTCCACGTCACCGTGACGAGCAAAGGCAACTGCGCGACCTTCCATCCGCAGTCCTGGCGATCCGTTGAGCGGGAAGAGACGGCCAAAGCGGAGGACGGCAAGTGAAACTGTACTTGGCCGGCCCCATGACCGGCTTGCCAGATTACAACTTCCCCGCATTCGACCGGGGCGCCGCGATCCTGCGGTCCCATGGGCATTTCGTATTCAACCCGGCTGACAACGACCGTGAAAACGGCTTCGACGCAACAGGCTTGGCGGGTCATGAAGCCGAGCGTCTGGGTTTCAGCCTGCGGCGTGCGCTCAAGCAGGACTTGTCCTGGATCTGCGACCACGCCGAAGCGCTCGTGCTCCTTGAAGGCTGGGAACGATCCAAGGGTGTCCGTGCAGAGATGGCTCTGGCTGAGGCGCTTGGTATCCCCAAGTACGAACTCGATAAACTGCCCAGCGACTTTCACGGAGCAATAGCATGACTGAGGTCCGCTCCGTCAGTAGCACCGGGGCCGAGAAGGGCACCAAGCCCGAACGGTTCGACCTGCTCCCACAGGAAGCCCTCGCCGCCGTTGCCCGCCACTACGGTGTCGGCGCGCTCAAGTACTCTGCGCACAACTGGAGAAAAGGTTATGAGTGGTCGAAGTCGTTTGCGGCCCTGCAGCGCCACGCCAACGCGTTCTGGTCAGGTGAGGACATTGACGAAGAGACGGGCTCGCCGCACATGGCGTCCGTCGCGTTCCACGCCCTCGCGCTCCTGACCTTCATGGACGAACAGCGAGCATTCGATGACCGTTACAAGGCGTAGGCCCCTGTTCTTCTACCGCCCTAGGCGTTGGATCCGCACGTGGGGATTCCACGACAGGTAACCGCATCTGTCATGGATTTTGAACGTACCTTGCTGACCGGAACACGGAGGCAAGGGAACAGCCGCCAAAGCTAATGAATGCCGGTAACCACTCAGGCCGGAACGGGCGCCCTATCCGAGAAGGGGACGCGGCGGCCAAGTGGAGGTAGCTCAAATTGGTAGAGCAGCGGTCTCCAAAACCGTGGGTTGCAGGTTCGAGTCCTGCCCTCCATGCGACGTGCTGGGTAGCCACGTCTCGCAACAGCGAAACTGCCTCGGGTGCGCCCGTAATAGCGCGAACCATTCCCCGGCGAAGGCCGGGGCGCAGTCGGCAAACCTGCGAGAACAACAGGCCATCAAACGTCCCGCCCAAGTGTGAGCCCTTCCATGAGAACAGGGACCCCAAGCGCGGCGAATATGCCGAATCTACCGCCCCATGTCTACGGCAAGCACTAAAGACAGGGCAACCTTTCCCCACGCCATGGAGGCCTGCAATGAAGCCGATCGTCTGCCCGTGCGGGCTCGAGAAGGAACTCATCCGCGGCTATGCCGTGTGCACCAAGCACTGCGACCACGTCGTGTGCAAACCAAACACCGGCTGCCCGCACTGTACCCGCTACCAGGCCACAGTTGGCGCCCGCATCAACACCGAATACGCCAAAGAGAAGCGAGATGGCAGTGGCCCGCACTGAACGCCGCCACGGCTGGACCCGCTGCCCTGAACTGAACTGCGAGTGGTGCGTCCAAGGCCTCGCGAAACGGCCACGTCGACGCCGCGACAGACATCAAGCACAGACCGAGATACGCCGGGAGACACCATGACGGACCTCACCGGTCAGATTGGCTTGCGCCGCTTCGGGACAACCCCTATTGCCCGCGGAATCGAGTGGGCTACGGATTCGCACACTCACCACGTGATCGTGGCTGTCAGTCCCACCATGTGCGTGTCTGCTGAGCCGGGTGGTGTGCGTTACCGGCCGATCAGCGACTACCCGCACGTGGACTGGTCCGCGTTCGATCTGTCCCGTGAGCAGAAGCAGGCGATCATCAACGCCGCACACTTTTACGTCGCGCAACCGACCCCGTACAACTATGCGATCTACCCGCCGCTGCTGTTCCAGAAGCTCACGGGCCACAAGGTGGACGGCTGGGTTGCTGAGTGGCTATCCAAGCGGCCTAACGAAAACTGCTCGCAGCTGTCCGACGACATCTACAACCGGGCAGGCATCCACCTCTTCCCCGCCATCGCCGAACTCGTAACGCCCGGAGACTTCGAGCGGTACTTCCAAACGCACGGCTGGCTGTAAACACCTATCCCCAGGAGTATCCCCATGGCCATGCTGCCGCCCGTCACCATGAAACTCAGCATCGACACCACAGAATTTCATGCGTCGATCGAAGAGGTCAAGAAGGCACTCTTGAGCTTTCGGCCCACCGACTATCAGATCCGCCTTGACGCGCTCAAGCTCACGGTGCAGATGGCCGCAGCTAACGACCTCTCAACTGGTGAACACTTCGCCGAGTGGCAGGAATGTTTCGAAAGCTCACTGAGGCAAGTGCTGGAGTCCTAGCAAATCAAACGATAGCTGAAAGGCGGCAAGGGAGGTCCGGGATGAACTGGGCAGAACTCGCCGCCAAAGCCTTCGAAGCCGGTTCCGGGCCACGATTCACCAGCCCGGGCCACCTCGCACGCTACCTGAACCCGAAGAGCGTCCAGACCCCCGCGCTTGATCTCATCGACGAAGCACTCCTCGACGCATGGAACACCCCCGACTCGCGCACCATGATCTTCCTAGGTCCGCAAGAGGGGAAGTCGACCCGTGTCGCCGAGGTCTTCCCGCTATGGGTCCTCTCACAGTCCCCTGACACTCGCATCGTCACAGCCTCCTACGCCATGTCCTTGGCGCGGCGTAATGGCCGCTCCATCCGCAATCACATCGAAACGCACGGCCGCGACCTCGGCATCAGCATCCGCCCAGACGTGTCCGCGCAATCCGAATGGCAGATCGATGGGCACCGCGGCGGACTCTACGCCGTGGGCATCGGCGGCGGCCTGACCGGGCGCGCCGCGGACATGATGGTGATCGACGACCCGCACTCCGGCATGGACACAGCAGAATCGGCCACCTACCAGGAACGTGCATGGGACTGGTGGACCGGCACGGCATCGACCCGCCTCGCACCCGGCGCCCCCGTGATCCTGATCATGACCCGGTGGCACCAACTCGACCTCGCCGGCCGCCTCCTCGAAGCTGAGGACGGGCACCTGTGGAACGTCGTGAACATCCCCGCACAAGCCGACCACAACCCGGACAAGGGCGAAAAAGACATCCTCAGCCGCGTCCCCGGCGAATGGCTCGAATCGACCCGCGGCCGCACCGACGCCCAATGGGAAGCCATCAAGAAGCGCGCCGGTTCCCGCGTCTGGAACGCCCTCTATCAAGGCCGACCCGCCCCGACCGAGGGTGGCCTGTTCAAGCGCAAGGACTGGCAGCTCTACCGGACGCCACTCTGGATCGAAGAGAACGGCGTGTGCCGCACGACAGGAGCATCGGACGAACTGATCCTCTCGTGGGACATGGCATTCAAGGCTACCCAGAACAGCGACTATGTCGCCGGGCAAGTGTGGCTCAAACGCGGCGCTGATGCGTACCTGCTCGACCAGAAGCACGCCCGGCTGACGTTCACCGAGACCTTGACCGCTTTCGAAGCCATGGTCGCGAAGTGGCCGCAAGCCTCCGCGAAACTCGTCGAAGAGGCAGCCAACGGCGCGGCGATCCTCGACTCCCTCAAAGGCAAAGTCTCCGGACTCATCCCCGTCAAAGCCAAGGAATCCAAAGAGGCACGCGCCGCCGCCGTAACCCCATTCATCGAGGCCGGAAACGTGCACCTGCCCGACCCGAAACTCGCCCCATGGGTTGACGGGCTCATCGAAGAAGCGGCCGCGTTCCCCAACGGCGCCCACGATGACCGCGTTGACGCACTCACCCAGGCACTCAACCGGCTCTTTCTGCGCGGCGGCCAAGGTGCGGCGTTCCTGACAGCCATGAAGAACCGGCTCGAGGAACAAGGCATCACCCCACCGAACCATTCACGTAACTGGCGGCAACAAGCGGCCGAACTCAAAAACCATCACGGAAGGTAGACCCACTTGGGAATCATGGATCTCTTCCGTGGCGACGGCCTGCTCAAAAGGGCCACCACCCCACAGCCCATCAGTGACGCCCTCACCCTGCAGGGCATGGCCGGTAACTCGGACATGGGACCAGGGCAGCCTCTCGCCCCGTCCCGCGGGTACAGTGTGCGGCCGCGAGCCAATGACTACCCTGTCGGCGTCAACCTCACGTCCCGTTCCCGGCAGGCGTGGGGGCGCACCTCCTATGACGTGCTGCGTGAACTCATGCGCGCCTACGGTACGGCGCAGATGTGCAAGAACCACAAGATCGACGAGCTGCGCTCCATGGAGCCGCTCCTGACGCCCATGGATGGATTCAAGGGCGACGGCGAAGCTGCAGTATCCGCCGCACGGGCCGCACTGGCATTCCCCGACCGTGAGCACTCATGGGATGAGTGGCTGGCCCTGTGGCTGGAAAACATGCTCACGTTCGACTCCGGCCCCCTGTACCGTCGCCGTAACCGTGACGGCCAGATCATCGGCCTTGAAATCGTGGACGGCGCAACGATTTACCCGCTGATCGACGATCACGGCCGCCGCCCCCAGGCACCCGCCCCTGCGTATCAGCAGATCATCCGCGGTCAGGCGTCCGTGGACTTCACTGCCGAGGACCTGACCTACACCCGCTACCGGCCGCAGACAGACTCCCCGTACGGCATGGCCCCGCTGGAATCGATCATGCTGACCGTCAACACGGACATGCGCTTCCAGTGGCACCTCCTGCAGATGTTCACCGAGGGGTCCATCCCCGGCGGCTTCATGGAGATGCCTCCGGACGTCACGTCACCCGATCAGGTGGCTGAGTGGCAGGACTACTGGGACGCGACGTTCATGGGCGACCAGTCCATCACGCACAAGCTCATTGCCGTGCCGACCGGATCCAAGTTCACGGGTACGGTCCCGATCGCGTTCGACCCGAACTTCCCGAAATACCTTGACATCAAGGTTGCGGGCGCGTTCGGTGTGGTCCCGCAGGACTTGGGGCTCACCGATGACGTGAACCGTGCCACGGGCGAAACCCAGACCGACACCCAGTTCCGCGTCAACACCCTCCCATGGGTGCGCTTCGTCGAGGCAATCCTCACCCGCTACCTGCAGCACGACCTCGGACTGCCCGTCCAGTTGAAGCTGAACACCGGCCGCGACAAGGAAGACCGCCTCACCGAAGCTCAGGCATGGAAGCTGTACATCGAATCCGGCATGGCATCGGCCGACGAGGGTCGCGAGCAGATCCTCGGGTTGCCGGTCGATAATGAGCGTCCGGTCCCGCGTGGCCTGGTGCTGCCGCGCCAGGGCTTCGTCCCGCTGGCTTCGCTGCTTGCCATTTCCGGCAAGGTGGACCCGGAAACGAAGGCCCCGGCTGATGACCAGCCGCTCCCGGAGGTTCCGTTCGCCGGGACGCCGGGCCTGATGCCTGACAAGCTCCCGGGTTCGCCAGAGTTCCACCGGGCACCGATCAATCCTGACGAGCCGCGCTTCCCTGAACTGGAGCACGTCCACGAGGACACCGGCACGATCGCCAAGCCGTCACCCACGGTTGCGAAGGAACTCACGGCCGGCGTCACCTCGGCCACCGGAATCACGGGCGTGGATCAGGTCAAACCTGACGAGCTCGAGAAGTCCGACGTCAAGGTTGCCGGGGCAGCAGTGAAGGCCAAGGACACCGGCCGGGTGCTGATGATCCAGCGCTACCTCGACCCCGAGGACCCAGCCGCAGGCCGTTGGGAGTTCCCCGGCGGGCATCTTGACGCTGGCGAAACCGCGCAGGACGCGGCGATCCGTGAATGGGAGGAAGAAACCGGGCTTGACTTCCCGGCAGACGCCAACCTTGTCGGCTCGTGGGCGAACGGCAACTACGCCGGGCACGTGTTCAAGATCGATTCTGAGGCGTCCATCCCGATCAACACCGGAGACGGTGAAGACGGCGAAACGCTGGCATGGTTCGACCCGGACCACCTCGACGGATTCCCCGCATTGCGTGAGGAACTCGCCGACAACCTGCCCGCTGAGGAGCTCGCCAAGGCAACCGCCAAGGAGTTGGCGAAGTTCCAGGCGTTCACGAAGGCCCGTGCAAAGCGTGGCACGTGGCGTGACTTCGAATTCGATGCCATCCCGGCACCTGTCGCGAAGCACCTGAACGATACGGCCCGTGCGCAACTGGCCAAGGATGATCACGTCGGGACTGATGCTGGCCCAAAAGCTGGTACGCCTAAATGGCGTGACGCACCCCCGAACGCCCAGCCGCAGCACTTGGTGGACCTTGCCCTGACCGACTACTGGTCACCAAGGATCCAGGAGTCCATGACCCAGCTGTGGCGTGAAAGCGACCTACAGGCCGCGATCACATCAACCGAGGGTGTGGGTGACGTTGCGCTCGGCGTGTTCCGTGACGTCGCCAGGCGTGTCCTGTCCGGTTCGGTGCAGCCGTCCACGCTCGAGCAGGTCATCACGAACGCATGGGCTGACGCGTACCACTCGGGCATCATGGCCGCGAAGGTGCAGATGGGCGACACGCCCCCGAACTGGGGGACGTGGACGCCGGGCATGACCGACGCGAACCAGATCACCGCCCTCGGTTGGAAAGAAGCCCTGCAAAACGCGGGCATCACGCTCAAGGAAATCACCGACACGACCGTGAACCGGCTCGCGTACAAGATCGCTGACGGCGTGAACGCTGGCGACCCGTCCGACGTCATCGGCCGGGCACTGAACGATGTGCTGGACGATCCGGTGCGGTCCCTCATGATCGCCCAGACCGAGACCGCACGCATGCTCACCGACGCTGCCATGGCCCAATACCAGGCGCTCGGCGTCGCCCAGTGGACATGGGTCACCTCTGCCGGGGCTTGCCCTGAGGTGTGCTCCCCGAAAGACGGGCTGCACTTCCCCGTCGGCGAATCACTCATCCCCGCACACCCGTACTGCCGTTGCGCAGCCGCACCCTACATCGAAGGACACGCCCTGTGAGTGAGCCGCAACGCTACCTGCTCTCCATCGCCTACCAGGCCGGCCCCGATCCCAGGATCGCGACCGGCGCGGATGGTTCACGCGACTTCTTCACCCCCGCGGAGCTCGAGAAGGCGGCTTGGGAGTTCAACAAGTCCTCCCGGTCCATCGGCCTGTTCCACGAGAACGGCACCGAAGGGCACGCGGATGTCGTAGAAAGCTACATCTACCGCGGCCCGAACTGGGATCTGGGAGACGGCGTGATTGTGAAGTCCGGCGACTGGCTTCTGGGCACCGTCCTAGACGAAACCGCGTGGGCGCTCTACGAATCCGGCGACATCACCGGGCTGTCCCCCCAGGGCACAGCGAAGCGCCGCAAACCCTCCCCCAACCTCGAAAGCTGACCGATCATGACAACCATCCCAGAGGACATGTCCGAACTGGTCGACGTGAACATTGATCGCGTCGACCTCGTCGGAAAGGCCGCGAACGGGCACCGATTCCTGCTCGCTAAGTCCGAGTCTCCAAATCTGATCGCAGCGGACACGGTCCGTGACCTGATCAAGGACGCCGACGCGGAGCAGGCGGACCCGGCGGCGCTCGCCAGCCTCGAAGACCTCACCGCTGTCCTGAAAGCTGGCCGGGCATTGTCCTCGGCCAACGAGTCCGCGCTGCGCGGCGCGGCAGAAGCCATTCAGAAAGTTCTCGCATCTCTCCCGGCCCCGGAAGAGGCCCCCGTAGAAAAGGAAACCCCCGTGGCCGAAGAAACCACAGAAGAAACCGCGGTCGAAAAGACCGAGACCGCAGCCGTTGAGGCTCCCGTCGAGGATGTTGTCGAGAAGGCCAGCATGATGGCCGTCTATGACGCCACCGGCCGTCTCGTGGGTGCCATCAAGCCCAGCGCACTGACCGTCATTGACGCCGCACCCGCTGCCGAAGAAGAGGCCGCGGAGTCCCCGGAAGAGGAGACCGCCGAGGTGCCCTTCGAAGAGGCCGCAGCCGACGCCCCTAGCGATGAGGTGCAGCCCGAAGACGGCGCACCCGTCGAAACCGCCGCCGAAGACGAAACCGTCATCCCCGGCACCGAAACCGTGCAGTCCCCCATCGAAAAGGGCGCCGCACCCGAAACCGTCACACAGGCACCTGATGTTGCCGCACTGCTCAAAGAGCTCCTCGCCCCGCTGGTAGAGAAGATCGAAGCTGTCTCCGATCTTGCCGGTGTGGTCGATGTGCTGAAGGAGCGCGTCGAAGCATACGGGCGTGAACCTGACGACCGGAACAGCCCCAAGCTCAACGGGGCCACCGGACAGGCCGGCATCGCCAAGCGCGGCGCCGACACCGACGACCTGACCAGCCTGGCCAAGTCCGTCGAAATCGCCAAGGAAAGCGGCGACCCCACGAAGATCGCGAACGCCTCCCAGGCCTACGCGTTCGAGGCCATCAAGAACCGCTTCCAGAACTAACCCACGCCCCGCGCCACCCCAGCCCGCATGAATGAACGCGGGCACTTCGGCGCACCCATTTTTCTCCGAAAGGTTCCCCCGTGAACATGGACGACAAGTCCCTCGAAACCCTCGCGCTGATCAAGGCGCAGACCGCTGGTATCACCTCCGGCACCGGCATCGTCGGTGTTGACCTTGGCGACCTCGTATCGCTCATCCCGGTCAATACCCCGTTCCTTGACTCGGCCCCCCGCAAGGCCGCCACCGATGGCGCGAAGTTCTGCCAGTGGCGTGTCCTGACGAACATCAACAACCTGCAGGCCGACCCCGGCACCGCGTTTGACTACGCCGCACCGCTGGCGCTGCTCAACGAGCTCGACGTCTCCGCACCCTATGGCAAGCTCGGCTACGGCTACACCGTGACCGAAGACGCCATCTCGTTCGCGAAGAACTACGCCGACGCGCACGCCATCGCGGTCATGAACGCCATGAACCAGTACAAGATCGGCGCCGACCGCAAGCTCCTCGGCGGACAGGTGTTCGCCCTGCCGACCCCGACCGCTCCGACCACGGCCACGGCCACCACGGGCGGCACTGTTGCGGCGAACACCTACCTGATCAAGGTAGCTGCCCGGACCATGTCGAACTTCAACTACGGCGGCTCCACCATCGCCTCCGCCGCCGGTTCGCAGGTCACCACGGGCGCCACGTCCACGCTGACCGCAACATGGCCGTCCATCCCGGGCGCTGTGGCCTACGACATCTACGTCAACGGCTTCTACACCACGACCACGACCGTCAACAAGTACGTGTGGACCACGACCCCGCCCGCGTCCAACCAGGCCGTGCCGAACATCCCCGGCATCTACGGCACCGCACCGACCGCCGTTCCCGTCGCCGACTCCTCGGCGAAGGCCACGGACTTCAACGGCCTGCTCGCCACCCTCGCGGGTGACTACGCAACCGGCGGCGCCACCGGCCTCGTCACCCGAGGCTCCGGCACCTCCTCGGGCGCCACGTTCCAGACCCTCGGCGGCGCGGCATTCACTGCATCCGGCCAGTCCATCAACGAGCTCGACGCCCTCAACAGCGCCCTGTTCAACAACATCCAGGCATCCCCCACCCGGTACCTGATGTCCTCGCAGGAAGCGAACAGCATCTCCAAGCTGCTCCTGTCCACTGCGGGCGGCGGAACCACGTTCCTCACCCCGAACGGTTCCGGCCGGAACAACATCGAGGCCGGCGGTTACATCGGCTCGTACATCAACAAGGCGGCTGGCGGCATTCCCGTTCCGCTGATCGTTGAGCCGAACCTCGCACCGGGCACCCTGATTGCCCTGTCCGACTCGGGCGCCCCGTTCGCTGGTGCGAACATCGCCAACACCCTCGAGGTGCGCGATCTGCGCAGCGTGCAGGACTACCAGTACGCCACGAACCGTGCGTCTGGTGCTGGCGGCGGTCCGCGTAACGACGGTGAAGTTTTCTCCACCTCGGCACTGATCAACCGCGCCCCTGTGGCGTTCGGCGTGATCCAGGACATCGCGGCTTCCTAAGCCCCGGTTTCGTGCCCCCAGTGAGCTTCACGGCCACTGGGGGCACTCCCCACCCTTTCCCGTACTAGGAGCCCTGTGAGCATCGTCCCCGCCCCGAACGTGGGCACCTACAGTACGCGCACCATGTATGTCACGCCGCGGGAGTTCCGTGCCGCGCCTACGGGCGTGGATGTGTCCCAGCTTGTCCCGGCCGGTGATGCTGCGTCGAATGCTGCGGCGTTGGTGATGCAGTTGCAGCGGGCCTCGGCGTATGCGGATAACTTCTGCCAGAAGGTGCTCGCCGCGACCGTGAACACGCAGGCGGGTTTCTATCCGGTCCGCCGTCATCGCACGCTGGGCCCGGCATTGCGGATTCCCCTGAATTTCACACCGATTGTTGCCGTCTCTGGCGTCTCGATTGGTTCCACCCCGGCGTCGGTTGCCCCGCTGTCTGATTTGTCGAACATCTGGATCGGCCCCAAGACGGTCACGGTCCCGGTCGCTGGAACCGGCCCAGGCTCGCCCTTCGCCGCTTCGAGTGACAAGTTCGCGACCGTCCAGTACGTGAACGGCTGGGCGAACACGGCCCTTACCGCTGGTGCGGCCCCCGGGGCGACGTCCATCACTGTCGCGTCGGCGCTTGGGATCATGCCGGGGCAGCAGTTGAACATCCAGAACGCCACGCAAGCCGAAACGGTCACGGTCGCCGCGTCGTGGGTGCCTTCGAATACGGCCATCAACGTGTCCGTGCCGATCACCACACCGGTTGTGGGCACGTATGCGGCGGCTGACACGGTGACGGCGTTCCCGCAGGACATCAAACAGGCTGTGATCCTCATCGCGAAGTCGTTCATCAAGACCCGCGGCTCCGAGTCCATCACCATCGCCTCGGTCACATCCCAACCGGACCATGTTGACCGGCTCGAACCTGGCGTCACCTCGGACCTTGGCCTCGCCGAGGACATCCTCTCACAGTACAAGCGCGGCATCTAGCCGCGCCCAGACCGGGCGCCCCCTCATGTGGGGATACGTGGCGGGGCGCCCTCCAAACTTTAGGACCACCGATGAGCCGTACCACCGTCCGGGCCGCTATCCAGTCTTTCCTCGCACCAACACCCGGCATCACCACCCTATACAAGGATGCGCCGTGGGAGATGACGGGTGACAACTGGCAGACCGCGACCATCCCAGGGACTCCCGGTTTCCTGCACCTTGATCATTCTTCCGAGTCGCGCATCGCGCTTGGCGGGGACCATGGCGGCTTCAAGCAGGTCGACTACACCGTCTCGCTGGTGCTCCTGTACCAGTACATCATCCCCCCGGACGTGGCCAGCAAGGACGTCTGGGTTGACGCCCTCGATGCCCTCCTCGACGCGGCCGTGACGAAGATCCGCTCCGACCGGGCATTCGGGACCAACGGCACCGTGATCTTCGAGGCAGGCAACCAGGATCAGGGCATCCAGATCCACCACGACCTACCTCATTGGGATCAGGGCGGCGGGAAAGTCCGCAACTGGGTCAGGGTCGAGTTCAAGGTCGCCGAGATAGTGCCTGCCTGATGTACAAGGTCCGCTCCAATCAGGCGCGGCGTGGACGGACGGGCCGGAATGCCACCAACACTTTGGTGCGCCGCCGCGTCCAAGTCCGCAAACACCATCCCCGGCGATATGCAGGGGCCAAAGGCACCTCATCCGTCGTGCACCGGGGCGCGACCATCACCAAGGCCCGGCCGTCCAAGACCGGACGGCACCGCAAGTTCAAGGGACGCGCAGCCCGCGGGCATGCCGTCCCCCGGATCCACAAGGGCCGTCACGGGCACCGCGTTTTCAAGGGCCGCAAGAAGTCCCTGCATAAGCGTGTGATGCGCAAGGGCCTGCACCGCACGTTCAAGGGCCGCCAGTATCACGGCCGCCACGTCAAACCGGGCCAGCACCGCCGATTCCTCGGCCGGAAGCCCAGCACCCACAAGCCCCGCACCCGTATCCCGAAACCCAAGGCCGCCCCCATTTCGAGCGCGTCTTACCTGTCCATGTTCTAGGAGAACCTGCCATGCCCGATTACCACTTCACCGGAGCGTACCCACGGGTGCTGGCCGGCCTCTCTCAGGGCGTGAATGCGCTCATCCTGCCAACGGACAGGGCCACACCGCCGTACGGCTCCACGATCGAAGCCAGCCCCGGCGACGCGGTCCACACCGACGAACCATACGTGCACCCCGAGCTCACGGAAGTAACTCCGGAGCCGCAGCCCGTCGAAGCGGACGGCACCCCCATCCTGCCCCCTATTGAGCCCGTCCCCGCCGATCCGGCCCATGACGCCATGACCGCCGAAGGCGCACCCGCCCCGGCCGAACCCACCGCCTAAGAAGGAACCCCGACATGACAACCACCCCCCGGCCGGGCTCCCAGCAGTGGTTCGGCTATGCCAAAGAAACCACCTACGGCGTCGCAGTCGCCGCACCCACCATGTGGGTCCCCGTCGACACCCCCAAGTGGGAACCGAAAATCACGCCCCTCGTTGACCAGGCGCTTCGCGGCTACATGGGCACCGACTACGGCCAGACCCAGGGCATGCGCCACGACGAGCTCTCGTACAAGACCATGATCTACGCGGACTCGATCTTCCCGCACCTTGTGGCCATCCTCGGCGGCACCGACAACGTCACCCCGCTCACCGCAACGACCCTGACCCTCGGTTCGACGTCGACCACAGGCGGCACGCTCCCCGCAGGCGCCACCTACTGGAAGGTCACCGCGACCGCTGCAGGCGGTGAAGGCATCGGCTCCAACGAAGTCACCGCCACCCTGACCGGCGCCACATCCTCGCAGCCGCTCACATGGACGACCGTGACCGGCGCAACCGGTTACAACGTCTACCGCGGCACCGCAGCAGGTGCTGAGACCATTCTCGTCGCGAAGCTCGGCGTCGTGACCGCGTACACGGACACCGGCCTGAACATCGGCACACAGTCCCCGCCTGCCGTTGCTGGCAACGTGCACGCCCTGTCCCTGGGCAACGCCTCCGACGCCACCCACGCGGGCCAGCCGAACTCCTACACCGGGTTCCTGTACCAGTTCGACGGGAACGTCATCCAGATCCCGGGCATGATCCTCGCGGACCTGAAATTCACGTTCAAGACCGACACCCAGGTCACCGTGGATGCTTCGTGGATCGGTATGCCGGGCAAGACCCTGTCCGCCCCCACGAACACGCCGTCGACTCTGCCGCCGTTCCCGCCGTCCAGTGCCGGTATCACCATTGCTGGCGCGTTCACGGACCGGTACTCGGACTTCTCGCTCGATTTGAAGCGCACCGTCACCCCTGTCGGCACGCTGAACGGCACCAACGCCCCGACGTCGATCTTCGCAGGGCCCCTGACCGTGTCCGGTTCCCTGAATGCCATCTACCAGGGCCTCACGGACTCCGACCTCGTGAACCTGACCACGAACGTTCAGCCCGCGCTGTCGCTGTCTTGCAACCAGCAGGCCGACTCCGCGCACCCGCTCGTGCTCCAGTGCTCCAAGATCACGTACGACTCCGCCGGCCCTCAGGGAAGCAACACGTCCTTTGCGACCATCGCGTCGAACTTCAAGGCGCTCATGAATGCCACGGACGCCCTGGACGGGAAGCTCTCCCCGATTCAGGCGAAGATCGTCACCACTTCCTCGACCCCGTACTAAACCCCACAGGTTGTACAACCCCGGCGGGCGTCTTCGGGCGCCCGCCACCCACTTATCCCCACAGGAGTATCCCCTCATGTCCAAAACTGTCCAGATTCCCGGCGGCACCGCCGAACTGTTCGAACCCAAGGAACTCACGCCGCGGCGCCGTATCCCGGCCAGGGCACTGATGCGCCGCTCGGACCAGCTCCTCGGCAAGATCGCCGCAGCTGGCCGCGTCGAATCCCCTGATGGCAGGGTCGAGGAAAACCCGATCCTCACCGGCCCCGATGTGCGACTCACCCAGTACGAAGCGGAAACGCTCGATCACATGCAGTGCGCCGTCACGTGGGGATACCTCAAATCATGGTCCCTTGACATTCCCCTCCCAGCGACATGGGAAGACCTACTCGACATCCCGTCTGACATTGTCGACACCCTGAGCAACGAAGTTGCGAAGCTCGGCAACCCCGACATCACGGATGACTTCGAGATGAGCACCGAGACGCTCGAGAACAAAGAGTCTTTTACTGGCGCCTCAGAAAAATCCAAGACGCAATCAGGGGCGACCGCAAAGCGTCGGAACTCCACCCGGAAGACCTCGAACTCCTAAGGTTCCGGAACCGCTGGTACCCCCTCTATGGCGGCACCTATGCGGAGTACATGGACACGCCCGAGTCGGTCATTGAAATGCTGCTCCGCATCGAGGACGCCTACGCCCCGCAGCCCCCAGCGCCGTTGGGCGAAGCGTTCGAACCAATCATCCAGTAGGGAGCATCCCGTGTCAGGTCTGGAATTCATCTGGCACGGGATCGAAGATCTCGAGAAGGCCGTGACGCGGGCCGGTATTCAGGTTGACGCCGCAGCCAGGGCGAACGTGTCCGTCGCGGCCGCGACCCTGATCCGTGACGCGCAGAACAACTTCGTGGGCGCCCACAAGAAGGGCCAGCCGCACGTCGGCGGGAACAAGCCGAACGTTGTTACGGGCAACCTGCGCCGATCGATCATGGCGGACTCGACCAAGCATTACGGCATGGGCCTGTACTCCACGACCGTGGGCCCAACCATGAAGTACGGCCGCCGTGTGGAGCTCGGCCTCGCACCGACCGGAGCTTACCCGTACTTCGGCCCGGCCGCCGCGCATCTGCGCCTCGAAATGGCCGCCATCGCCACCGCCAACTGGGCGCGTTACATCAAATTCTAAAGGCCCTTGGAGGCTCCCCATGTCGTTCCTTCCCCCTGTCGTCATGGAAATGCGGGCCAACGCGAGCCAGTTCTTTTCGGAGCAGGGCAAGGTTGTTGCGGCGGCGAAGACCACAGCCACGGAGACCGAGAAGGCCGCACAGAAGGAAGCTGCGGCCGCCCGCACCTCGGCAGCCGAAGCGACCCGCGCAGCCGAACAGAAGACCCTCGCCGCCGAAACGTCAGCTAAAGCCGCCGTTGTTGCCGCTGATCGCCGGATCGCGGCCGAGGTCAAGGCCACCGAAGCGCAGGCCAAGGCCACGCAGATGCAGACCGAGTCCCTTGGCGTCATGACCAAGGAACAGCAGGTCGCCTACGACAAGCAGATAGCCGCCGCCGAACGGGCCGCGAACGCCGTCTCGCTGGCGGCCGCGAAGGAAATCCAGGCGCAGGACAATGCTGCTGCTGCTGCTGTTGCTTCCGCCGCGGCGCAGGCGAAAGCCGCCGACCTCCAAGTCGTTGCAGCGGAGAAGTCTGCCGCAGCGCAGGAAGTCGCCGCGACACGCACCAAAGTGGCCATGGCCTCCGTCGTGGGTGTGGCGAACAAGATCAGCGCCGTGTCCCTCCTCGCCGGGGCCGCTGTGGCCATCGGTGCGACCGAAATGGCGGCGCACTTCGAGAAGTCCACCATGCTTTTGGTTACGGCTGGCGGGGAGCAGATGTCCGCCCTCGACGGGGTCCGCAAGGGCATCCTGGACATCTCCACCCAGACGGGCACCTCTGCTGAGCAGATGTCCGAGGGTATGTACATCATGGAGAAGGCCGGGTTCCGTGGCGCCGCCGGTCTGGCGGCGTTGAAGGCGTCCGCTCAGGGTGCCAAGGATGAGAACGTGGACCTCGCGACCATGTCGCAGGCCACCACGGACGTGCTGCTCGACTATGGCTACAAGATGGACACCGCCGCGCACGCGACGGACTCCGCCGTCCGGGTCACGAACATGCTCGTTGCCGCGTCCGGTGCTGCCAAGACCACAATGCAGGACTTCGCCGGATCCATGTCTGCGATTGTGCCGATTGCGTCCACCGCGAAGATCAGCTTCGCGGAGGTCGGCGGCGCCATCGCGACCATGACCCAGCATGGCCAGACCGCGCAGCAGTCCTCGCAGAACCTTGCCAACCTTGTCATGTCCCTGATCCGGCCGAACAACCTCGCCTCAGCGGCCATGTCACAGCTCGGCATCGACACCACCGACCTCGCCCAGCACCTTGGCGACCGTGGCCTGTCAGGTTCGTTGAAGATCGTGGACGACGCGATCAAGGCGCACACCAAAGACGGGCTCGTGTACACGGGCACCATGAAGGACAACGCCAACGCCGCGAAGGCCATGAAAACGATCATGGACCAGATGTCCCCGACGATGGCGAATCAATCCCAGAAACTCCTTGACGGGGAGATGTCGCAGAAAAAGTACGGCATCGCAGCGAAGAACCTTGGCGGTGATGCCGGCGCATTGGGTAACCAGTTCCTCAACCTGTACAAGGCCAACTCGGGCGTTACCGATGCGCTGAAGGCCGGTAAGCCCGCCTACGAAACCTACAACGCAGCGCTCCGGGACACCCTCGGCAACGTGACGGCCATGCGTGCCGCGCAGATGCTCCTCATGAACAACGGCCGCGAGTTCGAAGCGAACATCAAGGCCATCGGCGAGGCGGGCAACAAAACCGGGCAGGACATCTCCACCTGGGCCGACATGCAATCAACCTTGTCCGTGCAGATGGACCAGACCAAGCAGATGGCCGCGAACTTCGGCATCGAACTCGGAACCAAGCTGATCCCGGTCGCGAAGGACACGGTCAAGGGTGTCACGGACCTGTTCCACGGCTTCGAGCAAGGCAACCCTGTGCTGCTTGGCGTCGCCGGGATTATCGGCGGGGCACTGCTCATCTCCACAGTGAACTTCGGCATCCAAATGGGCAAGACCGTCGTGAAAACCATTTCGGGTCTAGTCGACATGGGCGCCACCGCCATTGCACAGTCCTCCCTTTTCGTGTCCGGAATGATGGCCGATGAGGTGGCTGTTGGCCAGTTCTCGTCCAAGGCCGAGCTCGCCGGGGCGAAAGTCAAGGGCATGGGCGGCACGATGGCCGGTGTCGGTGCGATGGCTGCGGGCCTCGCGGCGTCCCTGATGGTTGTTGCGGCAGGGTCTGAGAAGGTCACGATTGACGCGGGGAAAATGGCTACGGCCCTGACCGTGTTCGGCGACGGAACATCGACCAGTAAAGCGCAGATGGACAGCATGTTCTCGCACTGGTCCACCCAGTGGGGCATGGCCACCTCTGACATCCATGGTGTTGATGATGCGGTGAACAAGCTGCTGCATGAGGACTTCCAGGACCAGATGTCCAAGTGGGGCGACGGTTTGCGGGACATGTTCGGCATCGCCCATGGTGAGGCGTCCCAGAATGAGGCCGCTTTCAAGTCCATGGGTGACCAGTTGGGGAAGCTCGCGGACACGAACCTGACGAAGGCGCAGTCCGCGTTCCAGCAGTTGGCGTTGAAAACGGACGGTAGCAAGGAGTCGTTGCAGAAACTCCTTGACGCGATGCCCGGGTACAAGAACGCCCTTGAGGATCAGGTGCGTTCCACGGGCAAGACGCTCTCCCAGCAGGAAATGGTCGAGTACGCGTACGGGAAGATACCGAAAACGATGCAGGACGCGGCTAAGTCGACGACTGGGTTCACCGATGCGATTGGTCAGGTCCACCCGATCACCCCGGAGTTGCAGAAGTCACTCGACGATGCCGGTGTTTCGGCTGACGGTTTGGCGACGGACCTCGGCAAGGTCCTGGACGGCATGCTTGCCACGGGTATGAAAACGGAAACCACCCGCGCCGCGACGGAGGGCTTCAACAAGACCATCCGCGACGCCGATACGGCAGTCGCGGATCTCGTGAAGTCTCATGTCGATGTGAGCAACGCACTCAACGACACGGCGACGGACTTCAACTTGGCCGATGAGGCCGGGTCGGCTCTGAATGACAAGTTCACTGCGATCAAGGACAAGGGCGTCGCTGTGGCGAAGTCCATGGTTGGTCAGGGCAAGGACTCCGTCGTGGGGGCTTTGCAGGACACATACGACAACATGCTCAGGGCCGCGGATTCCATGGGTATCCACGGGCAGGCGGCTATTGACTTGACGCGCAACCTGATGGGTATTCCGAAGAACGTTGATGTGAAGACGTGGATGGACGCTCAGGCTCGCGCCGAGGCCGACAAGCTGCAGGCGTCACTGGACAAGCTCCCGACGTTCAAGAGTGTCGCGGTCCATGTGCAGTACACGGAGTCGGGTACCGCTGTTTTGCAGCACGCGTCCGACGCTGGCGGTGGAAATACGATCAAGATCAGCAACATGGGCGGCGCGGTTTCGGAGACTATGGGCTTCTTCGATGGCGGCATCATTCCTGGCACGCCTCCGTCGAACCCTCGCATCGACAACCTGATGGCGGAAGTCAACGGGAAACCGCTCAAGGTCCGCTCGGGTGAGTTCATAACGAATGAGCCGGCGACGAAGGCGAACTTGCCGTGGTTGAAGGCGTCGAACGCGGGCCTGAATATCGGTAATGCGATGCAGTCCCGGTATGCGTCCGGTTACGCCCAAGGCGCGGCACAAGCGGCCCCGGCTTATGCGATTGCTGGTGCTCAGGGACCGAACATCACGAACAACGTCAACGTTCAGACGAACGCAACGGGCGATCAGATCGCTAAGGCCATCTCTTGGGAGATGCGCATCAAATAACTAATCAGAGAGGGGTCCCTAGTGGCCTTCACTTTCCCGGCTATGGTCGCTTGGGACCCCACTGGTAAGGCGGTGGTGAAGAGTGTTTCGTTTCAGGTTTACGCGGTCACGGACACGGCTTTCACGACCCCGTTGGCGATCACTGATACTTTCGAGGCGGGCCTTCCCGGCAACATCCTAAACTCGGGGTCGATGGGTGTTTTCCCGCAGTTCAAGCAAGCCACGAACTCCACTGTCGTTATCGCGGACGCCTCCAAGGTATACGCATGGACGGTCAACTGTGTCCAGCAAGACACCGCCACGGCCAGCTTCATCAATGACCCCACCACCGCCACCGCATCGGCACTTTCTGCCACTTATGTCCAAGTAACCAACGGCGTTACTGCGTCCGTTGACGCTCAGGGCGGCATCCACCTTTACTTGAACGGAGTTGAACTGTGACCGTAGGTATTGCCCGCGACCAGCGCACCTATCCCGATACGATCGTCTTGTTTGACGATAAGTTCGACCAGGGGTTCCACGGCTGGGAGGAACTCGCCCCGGACTCTTCCGGATCATCCACGGTGCAGAACTCTTCGCCGCTGACGATCGGGGATCACGGCCACTATTCGGGCCGGTCCTTGAAGATGCAAACGTTCAGTGTCGCAGACCCGGCTTACGGTTCGGCATGCAACGCGATCCGCAGGCTTGTGCACCCGGCAGCCTACGGGCGCGTAACCGCTGAGTGGTGGTTCTCCTACGGCGGCGAGAACCAAGGCCCCGCGGCCACGGAAGGGCTCGGAGGCGCGCCCCGCTACATCGTGTTCGGCATCGACCAGACACCACCCGCGGACTCGCCAACGCAGCTCGGCTACGGCAACCGCGCATTCTTCGCGGCCAAGTGGCGGCAGTGGAACGAGAACGCCCAACCCACCGTCTCATCGGTAGCGTCCGACTCCACCGGATTCACAGTGACGTTCTCCGCGGCGCACACCATCGCGGCAGGGATGCAGGCGCACCTGACTGGCTTCACCCCTTCCGGGATCAATGGTGACTGGATCGTCGCCTCGATCACTTCGACAACGATCCGCATCGCCACGACGACCAACCCCGGCAACGCGACCGTGCAAGGCTCCGTGATCGCACAGCGCACCTGTGACTGGTTCCTGAATACGAAGTCGGCCGTTGACTATCCGGGCGGCGGGTACATCTCCCCAAACGACGGCAACTTCCTCCAATCCGGGTACGTGGCCGACCTGCCGTATAACGGCAACAAGCGAAACCAGCAGTACGTGAAGCTCGTCGTGGAAACGAACCCGGCAGCCCCCGCGTACAAGTCGCTTCAGGTCAACCACCACGTGTTCGACCTCACTGCCTGCCCCGGAGGCCCGCTCAGCGCGGGCGACTCGCGCCTCTCGGGCGGTGTCGTGGCCGCTCCTGTTTCGGCTGAGCCGTTGTACAACGACCCCTCATTCACGGGTGGGTTGAACTTCTACTTGTCCTTGATCAACCGCGCCGGCACCACCACGACGGCCAGCTACCTCGAAGTGCATCGCGCACGCGGAAGTTATGAGGCCCTCGTATGATCACCGCCCACAAGAGCATCCTGCTTTCTTCCATGCACGTGGGGCCTTCGGACGCGAACGGCGGCATCTGGAACCTGACACCATGGACGGACTTCACCTGCGCAGATGAACTCACGTTCGTCATCGACGTGCAGCAGATCTTCGGCTCACCCACCGCAGGTAGCCTGTTCGCGAAGTTCCAGTTGGGCATCTCCCACAAGACCGGAGTCCAGTGGGGGTCCAATCGCCTGTTCGACCTTGAACCGGCGCAGAAGACGACCCTGATCACTGAGGGTGATTGGCCGAGCCCGCTCGCGACCTACACGATGCCCTCGCCCACCTCGCGCAAGCGCACCATCCGCGATTTTGGCAGCATGTGCAACCTGCAACTGGACGCGTCCTCCCTCACTGGCGGCTCGAACCCGAGCTTCGGCGTGACCGTCACCCTGATCCAGAAGGGACGCTAAATGCTCTCCGCAACAGCAATCGGCGCCGCAGCCCTCCAAGACACCCTCACCGCCTACGGGACAGTCTCAGCACCAGGCGCCGGCGCCTCCATCGCAGCATTCGATAACGGCACCTTTGCGAAACTCCCGGCAGGCACCTACGACATCAGCGGCATGGTGTCGAATCCCGGAACGGCAGAAACGACTGCCACCGGGCTCGCCAACTTCCAGATAATCGTCGGGGCCGTGACACTCGCACGCCTCCCGGCAATAGCAGCCGGGGTTCCATTCAGGTTCAAGCGCGTCACGGTGTCAGGAACCTCGTCGGTGAAGATCGCAACGAACGTCGCAGCAACAGCCGGTTCGATTTACATCGGACATATCGCCGCAACCCTGCTCGCGTAAGGGCTACATAAGACCCGGTTAAGTGCCCCACCCATAAATAGGCTTCACCCGCGAGGCCCTCGTCACTCGACGGGGGCCTTTGTCGTACCCATAACCACATAGGAGGCTGCCTTGCCCGCCGTCGTTTTCGCAGCCGTCACTCTCGGTAACTACCAGGTTTATGTCGCGTCTACGGGCGCAGTGTTCGGGGCGGGTACCGATGTTGGGCTGATCGGTACGACGGGTTTGCGGGATTTGCCGGGGATCCGGCAAGGCAACGCGAACCGCGGGCAACGCGATGGGGCACTGCCGGGCCTGAATTTTGTTGGTGAACGCACGGTCGGCATCAACTACCAGATCACAAGAGTCGGCGACACCACCGAGACCGCACTCGCCCTTGCCACGGCGGCGCATCAAAACGTCATCGACCCGTCCACCGTGTGCATGACCTCCGGCGATTACCTCCGACAAAAAGCCGGGGTCGGCACGGCCAAGCCCGTGTCCTCGGTCATGGTGCAACTCCCCTCCCGGCCGAACCCGCTGATCTTCTTCGGCCGGCCAACACGGTTCAACGCCCCGATCGATCAAGATTTTCAGTTCGGCCGCATCAACATCTCCACCGAATGGTCATGCCCCGACGGGCTGCTGTACGACAACACGATCGTGACGGGGTCTTGCGGGCTACCGAACCCGACCAGCGGCACGACGTTCCCAGCCACGTTCGCCCTGACCTTCGGCGCCAGCTCCGGTGGCACGTTCCAGATGAACAACACCGGCGCCTACAACACGTTCCCGTACTTCACGATCACCGGGCCCGTCACCAACCCTGTCATCACCAACCAGACCACCGGCCAGCAAATCAAACTCAACATCGCGTTGGCCGCGTCCGACGTCATCGGCATCGACTGCCAGAGCGGGACCGTCACCCTCAACGGCACCGCGAACCGCAACAACACCGTCGACATCACCACACAATTCTTCCCCCTCACCCCCGGCAACAACACCATCGCCTACGGGTCCTCCGATTCCACCGCCGTCGCGTCCCAACTCACCGGATACGCGCTCCCCGCCTACTCCGTCGCCTAAGGAGGCCCCGTGGCCATCGTGCCCACCATCACCGCCTGGGACCTCAACACCAACACCCTGATCACGAACCTACGTGCCATCAGCCTCTCCTACAGCGTGCGCATGAACGACGCCGGTGAATTCGCCCTGAAACTCAACCTGATGGACTCGCAGTCCGCGAAACAGACCGCGAACATCCTCGCCCTCAAAGGCACCCCGTTCAAAATCGTCATCGCCGACTCCCCCTACTCCATCCGATATTCCGGTATTGCGTGGAATACCAAAATGTCCAGCGGCTCACCCGTACTGGAAATTGCGGGGAAAGCCATGACTTCCTACTTCACACAGGTGGTCATCACCAAGGACTACAACACCCCGATCAGCCCGGCCGTGCTGCTCTACAACGTTGTGGCCGACACGCAGAACCAGCCAGCCGCGAACATCCGCCTCACCCCGCGCCTGAACCTGAACTCCCCGCCACCAAACATCGTCCCCACCTACGCTCTCACACAGCGGGTCACGGCAGCCCAGGTCATCGCTGACTGCACGGCGGCCATCACCCCGGGCACGGGCGGCGTGGACTACTACCAGACCGACGTGTTCACCAACGGCGCCCCCGCCCACACCCTGAACATCGCCGCGCCCCGTTGCGGCCGCGACCAAACCGTGTCCCAAGCCTCCATCGACATCTCCCAAGCCATCGCATGGGAATGGCCCATCAACGCCGCGCAGGCAGGCAATCAGGCCATCGTTGTCGGCGCCGGGTCAGGTGGTGTTCAGCCGGTGTCCACCAAGAACGCGGCGTTCCCCCGCGGCGGTCTCGGGCAGCCGCCTTTGCTGCAGATGGTGTACCAGTTCAACCGGCTAACGACGCTCGCGCAGCTCGACGCGCAAGCGAATGGGCTGCTGCAAATGTTCGGTCAACCCATCGCCGTGCCCGTCGTCACGATGCCCATCGACTACGCGCCCCTGCCGCTCGGCTCGTTCACGATCGGCGATGACGTACACGTCACCTCCCCGCCCTCGCCATGGTTCCCGAACCGGCTCGACCAGTGGTGGCGCATCGCCGCCTACACGGTCACTTACCCCGACGAAGGCGTACCCACGTACCAGCTCACCCTCAACCGGCCACCCGTCTTCTAGGAGCGCCCCACATGGTAAACGCCATCCTCGGCATGGACTACGACCTGACCCGGCGCCTCAACGAGCTCGAACGGATCGTCCGGGACCTGTCCACCCAGCCGATCCTTTTGAACGCCTCCACGGGGCAAGGAGCAGGTGTTCCCGGGCTCTCCACGGACAAGGACGGGCTGCACCTGTTCAACCCTGCGGGCGTCGAAGACATCACCCTCGCCACAGCAGACGGGTCAGCGAACTTCAACGGCAACGTCACCATCAACGGCAACCTCGCCGTGCCTAACGGCTCAATCAGCAACGCGGCACTCGTGGCGCCCGTAGTCATCAGCACATCAGGCGTCAGCCAAAACAACTTCGCCGTCTCAACCAGCCCCACGGTCTACGCGACAGCAAACGTCACTGTGCCAGCAGGATATTCCCAAGCCGACATTCTCTGCATGGTGGTTGGTGGAGCATTCAACGGCACGGCTAGCGCGGACTATCTCTATGTCTCCGCGAGCATCAACGGAGTCGCAGGCGGCGAGACGCCCCAGCCGGCACCAGCAAGCGGAGGATACGCCTCGGCAGCAGCTAACGGAATCCGCACCTTGACTGGACTCAGCGGAGGAACCATCACTATCGGTTGCCAGATCAGATCAAACTCGTCGGCATGGGGCACAAACACCAGCAATATCGCGAACATGAACGCCGTGATCTTCTTCCGGCGCTAACGCTATTTCTTGTATCCGGGACCTGGCGGCTGAGGAACGGGGGGTGCCATTTTTCCGGGCGCTGGAGCCTGAGTCGTGGCCGGAGTCCACATCTGCGCGGGGGCGGGGGCAATCACGGCCGGGGGTAGCGACTCACCAGCAGGAGCGGCCGGCGCTGGCTCGACCACCGGGGCAGGAGCAGGCGCAACAGGCGCGGGAGTCACTACGGGCTCGGGTGTTGCTGTTGTGGTCACTGCGGGCTCCGGTGTCGGTGTTGGCGCTGCCGGGGTGGCTGGCGCGGAAGTGGTCACGGAAACGACCGGCGCGGGCGCGTTCTGCGCGTTCGCCGTGGCGATCAGACCGAACCCCAGACCCACTGCTAGCAGTGTTGCCGCCCCACCGAGTACCGCTGACTTCGTTTCCATAACCCCCATGGTAACCACTGCGCCCACAAATTAATACTCTTTCGTCCAACGAATTTACAAAGCCCCGCCAGTCGGGGCTTTTTCATGCCCACCATAGGAGCCGTCCATGGCCATCAGCGCCGTCCCCTACGCCCTCCAGAACGGATCGCACAGCGCTGATCTGTTCCGCCAGGCAGTCTCATCCTTCGTCCCGCCAGGCGGCGGCCTCGTCACCAAGGGCGACCTCGCCATCACCCAAACCGGCACCGCCTCCATGAACATCGTGTTCGGCGTCGGCCGCGCATGGGTCCCCGGCACGAACCTCGCCAACGTGACCGGCGGGAACTTCTCCAACCAGGCCATGTACTACGCGCAGAACGACTCCGCGGTCACAGCATCCGTCGCCACATCGGACCCCACCAACCCGCGCATTGACGTCGCCTACATCGCCATCCAAGACTCCCAATACGCTGGCACCACCAACACCGCCATCCTCGGAGTCGCAACCGGTGTTCCTACGCCCGGCGCCACCTACCCGGCCAACGCCCCCACCATCCCCGCGAACGCCATCGCTTTGGCCTGGATCAGCGTCGCCGCCAGCGCAGCATCAATCCTGACCGCGAACATCACCACCATCCCCACCGGCGCCACAACCCCGGCACTGGGCATCATGCCCGGGCGTGTCAAGGTCACCGCCAGCGGTGCAGGCCTGACAACGCTCGCCGTGCAGAACAACATCGCATCCTTCACCTTCCGGGCCAACCGCAGGTACAAGATCGTCTGGCACGGCGGGTACTCCCTTTCAGTTGCCACCGACTACTTCAACCTCGCCATCCAAACATGCTCGACGGCCGACGCGGCAGGTGCGATCACAGGCCTGACTGCCGTCCAGTCCCGCTCCTATACGGCCAACGCCGCGGGCGCTGGCGAGTCCTTTTACGTGGAAGCGATCCACGAACCGGCCTCGGACACCACCCTCCAGATCAAGTTCACCGTCGCCCGCGCCCTCGGCAGCGGCACATGGACCCTGCAAGCCGCAGCAACGGCCCCCTCGTACTGCTACATCGAAGACCAGGGGGCACAAATCTAATGGACGCCCAAACCATCGGGATCATCTCCGCTCTCGCCGGACTCGTAGGAACCATCATCGGAATCTTCAAAGCCCACGGCGCATGGCGCAAATGGAAAGCAGGTTGGAAGAAGCGCATAGCGAACTTCTTCGACGACTGGGAAGGACGCCCCGGACGGCCCGGTGTTGACCGGGAACCCGGCGTCATGGAACGCCTCCAAACCCTCGAAGCCACACAAGCGTCCCAAGGCGAAACCCTCGCCACGCAGGACCGATCCCTCGCGACCATCACCAAGGAAGTCAACAAGGCCGTCCAGCAGGTCCAAAACAGCCACCTCACCAACCTCCGCGATGACGTGGACGAAGTCATCGGCAAAGTCGACGACCTGCACGACAAGTTGGACGCCCACCTGAAACCGGGGCCGACCACCACAATCAACGTCCACGCACAGGAGAGCCCATGAGGCCCGTAGCAGAGCAATTCGCGGTCACCCAGGCCTTCGGGTCCTATGCCACAGGAGGAGTGGCCGCCGACCCGAACGGCACCGAAGTACAGCAACTCGTCGCCCAGTACGGCAACTACCAGCCCTACGGGCACGCCGGCCAAGACATCGGCTGCCCTATCGGCACGCCCGTGCACGCCATCGCCGCAGGAACGGTCCTCTGGGCCGACTGGGGAACGAATCTGCCCGGCGACGAAACGGATGCCGGGTACCGGGAACGCTGGTACCTGTACAAGACATTCCCGGGCATCGTCACCGTCATCCAGCATGACGGATGGATCAGCGTCTACGCGCACCTCTCAGAAGCGCCACTCAACCCCGGGGACACCGTCACCGAGGGACAACAGATCGCACTCTCCGGCAACACCCGATCCCCCGGAGTGTCCCTCGGCGCGCACCTCCACGTCGAAGCGCTGATCGACCTCAGCTTCGCCACCGGCAACGGCCTGATCTACGGGCGCACCGACCCGACACCGTTCTTCAACCCCGGCGCGATCACCGTCCAGAGCACAACGCCGCCCGCCCCAGGTGTCGGCCCGGACCAGCAATTCCTCATCGATCTCTTCGGAAGCCTCTAGGAGCCCTCCCCATGCCCACCAATCAGGAAAAACTCGACGACCTCCACTGGATCCTCTGCACGGACGACGGCCGCAACTACCTAGCCGAACTCACCGGATCCCACGCCGCCGACAAAACCCTCAACACCCCCATCAAACGGCAAGGCGCCATGGGCGGGTTCACGAGCCTCGCATCCCTCGTCGCATGGGATGACGACAAGTTCATCCGCAACGCGGCAGCCATCAACGCACGCCCCGCCGGAACAGCCGCGGCCGTCGACGTGGACGCCCTCGTCGCACGCCTCAAAGCGGAAGTACCCCCCGCCGTCCTCGCCGCCATCGTCGCGAAACTCAAGTAGGAGCCCCCATGTTCACCCTCGCTTTCTGGAAAGCGGCCGCATCCCGCGCCGTCCGCACCTTCGCCCAAGCCTTCCTTGCCCTCATCGGCACCGGGGCCGTGGGTATCACCAGCCTTGACTGGCGCACAGACCTGTCCATCTCTGCCACCGCCGCCTTGGCATCAGTCCTCATGTCCCTCGTGTCCCTGACGCCGATCCTCCCCCCGGACAGCGCGGCGGCCAGCCCCACACTCCCGTCCACGGACCCGGTTACCGCCAGCGTTGACTTCCCGGCACTGCCGCCCGTCATCGTCCCCGGACCCGCAGCCCCGGCAACGTTCCCCAAAGCAGCAGTCGACGCCGCACTCGCCGCCGAACCGGCACCCGAAACCCCTGCAGCGCCGGTAGCGTAACCGCGCAAAACGAATACCCCCGTCATCTTCGGATGGCGGGGGTATTTTCGTTTAACAAACTACGAACCAGCGGCCGAACCTTCCAGCGCCTCGGGCGGGAGGAGTTCGCGCATGGCTTGGTTCATCGTGCGCGTTCCTTCCGCCTGGGCATCCGGCATGAGGTGGCCGTAGACACGGTCGATCATGGCCGTGGACGAGTGACCCAGGCGCCGCGCCACCTTGAACGTATCCATATGCTCATGGATCAGCCACGAAGCCGAAGTGTGGCGCAGATCGTGGATACGCGGTCTCTTGGCGAAGTTCACGGCCTTGTCCTTGTTGAGCCGGGCGATTGTCGGAACCCAGTGCTTCTGATAGAACGATCGGTGGTCAACGTGCGATACGCCGTCACGGTTCGTGAACAACCACTCGTCACCTTGCCGGCCATCCACCAGCGGCCGGAGCTCGCGCACCAGAGCATCAGAGAGCGATATCGTGCGCCATGAGAATTCGTTCTTCGGCTCACCGATCTTGTAGCCGGTGGACCCTTGTCGCTTCCACGCCTTGGTGACTTCAACCGTTGCCGTCCGTCCGTCAAGGTGTATGTCGCCAACCTTCACGGCGGTCGCTTCGCCAAAGCGCGCCCCCGTCACGGCCAGGAACAGCACGAAAGGCCGGTAGCGTTCGCTGATCGCATCCCGTAGCGTCTTGAATTCCACGTAGGTGAGTACGGTCATCTTGTTGCCGCGGTGCTCGCTCGATGGCAGGTCCACGCCGCGACAGGGGTTGTCTGGCCGGTACTTGAGTCGAACAGCCGTTTCCATGGATGCGGACAAGAGCCCGTGAATATTCCGGATGGTCTTCGGAGACAGTCCCTTTTTCTGGAGCGTCCGGATCCACTCGGTGATGTGCCGGTAGTCGATGGCTGACACTGCGGCCGCACCGAGGCTGTCTTTGATGTGGTGCTCGAGCATGGCCCGGTAGTTGTGGATCGTCTGCGGCCCGGGCTTGATGAGCAGGTCGATGTGTTCCTTGACGACGTCGGCCACGGTTCGGGATCTTTGTTCCGCTGCATCGATGGCCGCTTCGGCGATCCGGTAGGAGTGGCCGTTGGCTTCGAGGAGGTTACGCATCCTGTTGGCGTCCGACTCGAGCGTGTAGGTAATGCCCTCTTGCCTGCCCGTGTCAACGTTGCGGAACAGGACTTGCCACGTGGCGGATCCGTCTTTGCGAATCCGCTTTCTGATGCTTGCCATGCCTCTATTATCGGATGCTTGTCAACATAAGCGGAACCTTTGTCAACAACTAACCTGTTACCAGTCCAAAATCCCCTAGAATTCAAGGGACTTTTCGTGCCCGAGGTGGGACTCGAACCCACCTCCCGACCCCTAGAATCCGCGGAATTTTAGCCGACTTCCTGAACTATAGTGCTGTAATCTGTTCCTAGGAACACATTACAAGCGCCTAATTCTTGACTTTGTCAACAAGCCTCCCGACTGTCTGAAATACCAGACTCACCGCTCCATTTTCGAGACCAGCAGCGCCGCCATGGACGCCAGAACGTTCTTGTCAGCGGCGCTCAAAACACCCGCGCCGGGGAGAAGTAGGTCCGCATCGTTATCGAGCCCCACAGCCAGCCCCAGGGACCTCCCGGCGGCGAGCAGAACCTCAGTCTCCGTGACCCCGAGGCCGATGGCGAACGCCCGGATGGTTTCCGGGTCCGGGAGCTTCGTGCGCTTGAACTCCGGTTTCGCCCACTGCTGCCACGAGGACTCCGGAACGTCATGACCGAACCTCAAAGCCTGCCCCCGCAACTCACGGAACGTCCTCTCACCCTTGACCCGGAGAATGAGGGCGGGCAGCGTCTCCCCGCTCACGGGACCACCACCTCATGCGGCGTCCACACAGTCAATTCCATCAAGAATCCTTTCGTCCACCACACGGGGCAGATTCAACAACGCCGGCTCACTACCGGCGGATAACGCAAGCTCCGAACGAATCCCAATACACTGCAGCGCACACACGTCCAGGATGACCTGCTCCAGTCTGGTCATAGCCAGGACCCGGGACAGGTAAGCCGATGGTTCGACGTCGAGAGCTTCGGCCGCGGCATTCCCGCTCCCGGTTCCAAAGTAGGTCATTGCCCACATGAGTTGCGGGAAGCTGATGAGGCGCCGCGCTGCTTCGTGGTCAACTTCCACTTCACGGGCCGTGTGTCTGGACAGGTTGTCCGTCGGCTCGTGTCCCCGCTCCCAGTGGATCAGCTCGTGCACGAGAGTGCACCGCCGATCCCTTATTGAGAGCCTCCGATTAATGTAGACGGTTTCCGTGGCGTGGTCGTAGAACCCGCACAGGTCCTCCCCCAAATCCTCTAGAACAACTTCAAGACCCATCGCGCTACCCCAGTATTCGTGTTCCCGGCACTGTGCCGTGGGCGAATCATAGGGGGTCGAAATGGTCTGTCAATCCAGAGATTCGTGCTACTCGTCGACTTGGGGTGAATCTGTGTCAGAACTAGGGGAATCCTGCGGAAAATCTCGCCTAATCTTGGCTACCCGGCGCCCTGCGTCCTCGAACTTCTGCTGCGCCGGAGTGCGCCACTTGTAGCCCCCAATGGGGGTGACGCTACCCGTCTTCTCCTGCCCAGGTTGGGCCGTTTCGGGGTTCTTCTCGTATACAAATTCATCATTGGTCACTTCTTTCTCTTCGACCATGGAGCGGATAAGTTCCTGGACCGCCGACTTCTGGCGTTCCGACAGTTTCTCGGTGCCCTTCGGGATGCTGAGGGGCTTGGCTGCGACCCCGGAGGTGATCCCGTAGAGCTCTTCCACCGGTACGTCGAGCGCCCATGCGATCTTCTGCATGTTCTCGGCGCTTGTTGTGGCGTCCTTCATGATGACCCTGTTGACGATCGTGTGGTTCAGGTCTGCAGCTTTTGCTAGTTGCCGGATGGATGTGAACCCTTTCCTGATCATCAGGTCGTCCCATTGGATCGGTATGTCTGTCACGGCTTCAATCTCCCTCGCGCTGTCATGTGTGTCAATAGAACATTTTACAGATTCATCTACAAATCCCATCGGTGTAATTCCGGTGTTTCCAACGTTCTCTACGTAAATCCAACGAATAGATTTAATAATCTGTAGACAAGCCCATCTACAAGTGTGTAATGTTCATACCAACACATAACAGCTACAAGAAAGGTCTCAGCGGTGATGTGTTCCATGTTCGACCAAACACACAACACCCCAGGGAGACGTCATGCGCCAAACCACGGAAAGGCTCGACATCAAGCTCACCAACGCCGAACTCTTCGCCCAACTCATGAAAGCGAACGGCTACACCGTCACCACCCTCACCGAGGCGATACAACTCATCCTCATCCGCAACAAATCCAAAACCCGCATCAGCCGCCCCACCATCGGGCACCTCCGCTCAGGACACCGCAACATGGTGAAAACCGATGTGGCCCTCGCCATCGCCGAACTGTTCAAACTCCCCCACGACGCACTCTTCACCAACAAGGTCGAACGAGTCGTCCGCGAAGTCCCACCCACAAGGAGCACCAAATGACCACCAACCAGCCACGCAACTTCTCCGTCCTCACCAAGGACATCGCACGCGACCCCGAACTGCTGGAACGCCTCCAGAGAGCCGCCTACTCGCCTGGCGCCCACGTCACCACCACCACCCATGGTGCCGTCACGACCGTCACCGCAGCATAGGAGCACCTGACCATGACCAGACCTGCCGTCCTTGAAGACCCGAACGAACCCGACTGGACCACCCAGGCTCTCGCCGCGATCGAAGCCGCAGCACTGGCCGGCGAACCCATCGACGCCTACACGCTGACGGTTCGCGGCCTGCCCGACCCCGGCCACCCGTCGATGTGGGGCCAACTGTTCAAGGAAGCCGCCAAAGCGAAGATCATCCGCAAGGTGGGGTACCACGAGAGTTCCCGCCCTGGCCGTTCACGCGGCGTCTGCGCCGTCTGGATCGGTGCCTCAGCGTGACCTATGCCGAGTCCTTCCGCCACGCGATCAACGCGCTCATCACCGCAGACCTGACCGCCCATGAAACCCGGGCCGCCGTCATGTCCATGATCCCGAAGGAATTCCATGTCACCCACCACCAGCACTAAAGCCCGTCACGCGGCCGAGTGGACCTTTGGGCGTGCCGCCGAAGATGCCGTGTTCCCACCCGAAACCGGAACCGGCCAGCACCGCGCCAACATGATCGATGCCTTCCGCAAACACCTGGCCCGCAGGTTCGGCAGCCGATGACCGAGGCCCCCCGCACGTACACGGTCACGCAGCTCTCCGAAATCCTCCAACTCACACCCGCCACAATCCGCGCCGCAGCCCGCAAAGGCACCTGGCCCTACCTGAAATTCGGGCCACGCACCATCCGCTTCACAGACGACCACCTCACCCAAATTCTCACCACCTCCGAAGCACCACCACCACAAGAACCAACACGACGACGCAGGAGAAGAACATGACCGCCATGCAGACGATGAGCAGGCCGACGCAGATCCGGTTTGTTCGCCCGCCACGGCACCGCGGGGAACGCGACACGATCCGCGACACCCTCGACTGGGTCGATCAGACACTCAAAGGCCACGTCCCAAACCGTGATGGCCGGCACGCCGAAAGGAACCAGAAGTGAGCATCCGTAAAGTCACCGAAGAACAAGCACGCAAAACCATCCTCAGCCAGTGCCGCCAGTTCGTTGAAGACACCCCATGGGACGAGCCCGGCCACAAATGGGATGAACGCCTCGAACAGCTCGCCAAATACCTGTCCGCCGAGACCGGCGCCGACATCGACGAGAAAGGCGTCCACGACCTCCGCGAACTCATCACCACCCTCGAGGAAATCCAGTCACTCGACAACGAAACCCACTATCGCATCCAAATCAACAAAGCACTCACGATCGACAACCGCCAGGATCTCCGAGACGAACTCAACGGCGTCCTCCGCGACAACATGTGGGAACTGCTGCAAGCCTCCGCGTTCCGGGCAGTGAAGAAGGTGGCAGCGTGAACGCCCGGGATGAACTCTTCGCCATCCACGGCCGACTCTTTGCTGATGCGAAGTTGCAAACCGAGTACGCGAACAACGAGGTGACCGCGCTCTACGGCTACAGCGAAGGCGCGGAACACGCACTCGACACCGTCCGGGCACTCGGCTACGTCAAGCACCGCACCATTACGACCATCGAGGAACTGGACGCGCTGCTTGACGGGACCGTAATCATGTCCCGATACGGCAGCGGCGCAACGATCTACCGCAACAATCCCCACCTGACGCCCGAGAGCTTCCACTTCCTCCTCAGTAACGAAGGCGACTACGCAACCGTCCTGTACGAACCGGAGGCCTAGCCGTGACCGATCACGATGCGATGACCGCGATCAACGATGTCCTGGATGAGTGGTTCAATATCGGCATCACGGCTGTGGACGCCCTCCACAAGATCGCTCGCGTCAGCGGCGAGAACCGCATCGACCACGAAGAGGTGACGGCGTGACCCGCCCGCCAATCAAGCTAACCGAGCGTGGCGAGTGGGTGCGTGAGCTCGCCGCCGCCGTGTGCGCGTTCGTCATCATCCCCTGCTCCGGCATGGTCCTGTTCGCGCTGGTGGTCAGATGAGCAAGCCGCTGATACTCACCATTCACCCGAGGCTGGAAGACGCCAACCTCAGCCCTGAGGACATCCGACAAGGGCGCTGGACGGAGCTTCGCCTCAGGAATCGCAAGCGCCTGACTGATACGGAACTCGCGGCTGAGTATCACAAAGATCAACCAGCACCGGTACAAGATGCAGTACAACGAAGCATCCTCCGGTGAGCCGTATCCCGAAGATCGCTGGGATAGCCACATGGGCAGGCTCAACACCATCTACCGCTTCGCTACCATCCCGCACGCTTCGGAGGCCAACTATGAGTAGCACCGCCCTCGACCTGGACATCGCAACGCTCGTCGGCGACATGCCAGCCATACCGTGCGAGGCTCCGGGACATGGAGAAATGCACCCTGACTTCGGCCCGGCCACACAGTACGGAAGGGTCAACTGCCCAGACTGTGGAAACAACAAGATCCAGAGTTACTGCGAACTGGTTGTCAATCACATCCAAAACAACGGCCTCGTATGCTGCGGCAAATGCAGGAAGACTTTCACGGCCAGGATGATCGTCACCATCCTCGGCCCGGTGAACGGGAGAACCTCGTGAGTACCGCCGTTGACGTGGGCATCGACTTCGAACTCATCGCGGACGAGTTTTCGCAGCACTGCGAATCGCCGCACCACGGCGAGACCGGGTCATCCCACGACGACGGGCCGGCCACCCACTACATGCTCATCGGCCACGAATGCTTCGGCCCTGTTGGCGGGATCCTCGCCGTCTGCCACGCCTATGTGAAGCACTGGACTAGACAGACCCGCTACACGTCCTGCTTCTGGTGCAATCGCAGCCTGGGCCCGACCGAACAAAACCAGATCCTCGGGCCCATTGGAGGGAAGTCATGACCATCGAAACCAGCTACGGATTCCGATCCGCGCAAGCCGCATGGGAGAACGCCAACCCCTACGACAACGACTGCACGTGCGAGGGCGAAGGCTTCGTCTGCGACGACTGCGGACATCTCGCCGAAAAGTCCGGCCCATGCCCCGCCACGGAAGAGAACCACCCGGACGACGCAACCGAATTGCGCCCGATCGAAGCCGACGAAGCCCCCGAGTACTTCACGAACCAGAAGTGCCCGAAGCACGGCTGGTGCACAGGCTGCTACTCCCGCCAGTGCGAGGACTGCAACGGATAAATCCGGGCGAAGAAATCGTGTCGGGAGTGTTCCAAAATGTCACTACAAGTGTGTAACATGTTCCTATAAACACATCACACCACTACGGAAGGAACCACCAATGAGCGACACCCAGCGCCACCCGAAACACCTCGCCGAAGTCGACGGCGCACCCCAGACCCGAGAAGAAGTCACCTCCGGGTACGTCAACCCCAGCCAGGAGCGCATCGCCGCTTGGGCGCAGAAGCAGGAGCTCACGCGATGAGCGCGCACCTCCCCACCTGCCGGGTACGCACCGAAGTAGTGGCCGGCGAATACGTCACCCACTCCGAACCAGACAACGCATGCACCCACGAAAGCCACGTGTCATGAGCGCCTTCGTCGACATCTCCATACCGGAGGTAGCCCCCGGCTCCGAAGAGTGGTTCACCTACATGACGGCCAGCAAAGTCTCCGCCATCATGAAGCACTCCACCTACGAGTCCTACCTGTCGCTCTGGCTCAAAATGGCTGGCCGGATTCAACCCCAGCAGGACACAGACACCACCCGCCGCGGCCACTACCTCGAGCCCGCCGTCCGCGCATGGTTCCGCGATCAACACCCCGAGTGGCAGGTCACCAAGACGGGCATGTGGGTCCACCCCGAAATCGAATGGGCCGCATCCACACCTGACGGCATCATCCACACCCCTGACGGAACTGAGCTATTCGAGGCGAAATCCTCCACCCTCGACCATGAATGGGGCGAACCAGACACCGACCAGATACCGGCCGGATACTACGACCAAACCCAGTGGCAGATGTTCACCACCGGCCTCCGCCGCGTCCGGCTCGCCGTCATCAAGTCCTACCTTGACTTCGCCGAGTACGTCATCGAGTACGACCCCGAATATGTGGCGCTCATGCTCGCCGCCGTCACCGCGTTCATGGACACCCTCGCCAAAGGCGAACGGCCCAGCATCGACCCGATCGACGGGCACGCCGCCACATACGAAGCCATCAAGGAACTCAACCCCGGCATCAGCGACGAAACCGCGTACATCGACGACGAGATGGCCATCCCCTACCTCACCGCAGTAACCGAACGGAAAGCCGCCGAGTACCGCGAACAGGCCGCCAAGACCGTCATCGCAGACCACGCAGGAGAAGCACGCTCCGTGTGCTGGATGCCAGACGCCGACACGAACCACAAGATGTTCACCCGCCAATCACGCAAAGGCGGAACCCCGTACCTCGTCGCCTCCAAGAACCTCCCCACCATCCCGGAAAAGAGCGAAACGAAATGACCACCTCAACCGCCATCGAACAGGCCCGTCAAACCATTGGCGCATTCAAGGGCGAACTGCTCGCAGCACTCCCCTCCCACCTGCAGGACAAGGGAGTCGGCTGGCTCACGTCCGCGCTCTCAGCCCTCCGCAAGAACGACGAAGTACTCAAGTGCGCCAACCAGGATCCCGGCTCGCTCATCGTCGCACTCTCGCAGGCCGCGCAGCTCGGTCTCATGCCCGGGACCGACGAGTACTACATCACCCCCAAGGGCGGCAAGATCCTCGGCGTCGTCGGATACCAAGGCGAAGTTGAGCTCATGTACCGGGCCGGCGCAGTGTCCTCCGTGATCGTCGAGAACGTCTACCAGAATGACAAGTTCTCATGGAACCCCGGCACTATGACCAAGCCCGTGCACGATGTGGACTGGTTCGGCGGAGACCGCGGCAAGATCATCGGCTCCTACGCCTACGCCATCATGAAAGACGGCGCCGTGTCCAAGGTTGTCATCGTCAACCAGGAACGCATCGACCGGGCAAAGAGGGCCTCCGCAACGGCTGGTAAGTCATTCTCCCCATGGACTTCCGACGAGGCGGCGATGGTCCTCAAGACGGCCGCGCATGACCTTGCCAAGTGGGTCCCGACGTCCGCCGAGTACATCCGTGAGCAGGTCCGTGCCGTCCGCGACGTGGCCAATGAGCCCGTCAAGCCCAAGGCCGAACCGAAACCCGCACCCCGGCCCCAGCCCGAACCAGCCGCTGACACCGTCACCGGGGAACTCATCGACGAAGGCGAAAAGTACAACCACGCGGACGACGCCGCATGGCTCGCCGGAGCGGAAGCGAAGTAGATATGAGCAACGAGACATATGTATGCATCATCGGCACGATGACCGCTGACGCCGAACTCCGATTCACCCCTTCCGGCGCGGGCGTCGCCAACTTCACCGTCGCCGTGAACGCCCGCAAATTCAACAAACAGTCCAACGAGTGGGAGAAGAAACCCGCGAAGTTCTGGCGCTGCCAAGCATGGAACCAGGGCAAGGCGCTGCTAGCGGATAACGTTGCCAATGCCTTGAAGAAGGGTGACACCGTTCTGGTCTACGGCGAGATTGAGACCCGCGAATATGTGACCAAGGACAACGAGAAGCGATCCGTGGATGAACTCCGCGTCGAGGGCATCGGCAAGGATCTGCGCTGGCATCAGACACACGCCAACGACGTCTCCGCAGCCTCAACGAGCGGCCAGACATGGGGCAACCAGTCCGCAACGCAGGACGACCCATGGGCCACGCCTGCAGCGGCCAACGCGGGCGGCTGGGGCAGCAACGACGCTGAGGCTCCGTTCTGATGAGAATCACTGACCTCTTCACCGCCGAAGCGCTCGCCCAGGCCATCGCTGACGGCTTCATCCGCACCCAAACCCACCCGAGCTTGCCGCTCCGCATCCTGAACTACACCGAACTCGCGCAGTACAAGCGCGAATGGACTGACGTCACCCGGGCATGCCGCGGGCTCATCTACAACAGCGAAACCCTTGAGGTTGTCGCCCGCCCGTTCCCGAAGTTCTTCAACCACTCCGAAGACCACCACCCCGCCTTCAACCTTGACGAACCTGTCACCGTCACTGACAAGCTCGACGGCTCCCTCGGCATCGTCTACCTCGACGGACTCGGCCACCCAAGCATCGCCACCCGCGGATCCTTCACCAGCACGCAAGCCGCGAAGGCTGAGCAGATCCTCTGCAAGCAGTATCCTAACTGGCGGCCACCGGCAGGCGTCACGGTCCTCTTCGAAATCATTTTTCCCGAGAACCGCATCGTCCTGGACTATGGCCCCGTAGAAGACCTGATCCTGCTTGGCGGGGTGGACATTGCAACCGGCGAAACGTTCACGCCACGGGATATCCCGTGGGATGGTCAGGCAGCGGAAATCTACCCGTTCAACACGTTCGCCGAAGCCCTCGCCGCGCCGCCGCGCAAGAACGCCGAAGGCTACGTCGTGCACTTCCGCGACAGTGACGTGCGCATCAAGATCAAGCAGGACGACTACGTTGCGCTGCACAAGATCGTCACCGGATGGAACGAACGCACCATCTGGGAAATGCTCGCCACCGGTAAGGACTACGAGACCTTGCTCGCGGGCGTCCCTGACGAGTTCCACGCATGGGCCATGGGTATCGCCGAGGACTTGAATGACAAGTTCGACGGTTACATCGGCGCAGCGCACGCCGTTCACCACGGCATCCTCGAAACCCTCCCCGAAGGATTCGAACGCCGCGAATACGCGCAGGCAACAGCGCTCTACCCAGAGACGCGCCCCGCCCTGTTCCAGCTACTCGACGGCCGTGACATCAGCGAGTGGGCGTGGAAGCAGATCCGCCCCACCTTCACGAAGGAGACCGCAAATGTCTGAGCTCGTTATAACCCGAGGTCTGCCCGGATCCGGCAAGACAACATGGGCCGAACAGTGGGTCCAAGAATCACCCTCGACCAGGAGACGTGTCAACCGCGACTCACTGCGCCGCATGATCCACGTCAACGCCCAATCCGCCACCCAAGACACCGAGAACGTCATCACCAAGACCGGGGCGGACCTTGTCCGGGCGTTCCTACGCAACGGCCTCGACGTCGTTGTGGATGACACGAACCTTCGCCAGCGCACCGCTCGCAACTGGGCAACCATCGCATCCATCACCGGTGCGGAGCTCGTCGTGAAGGACTTTACGGATGTGCCATTCGAAACGTGCGTGGCACGCAACGAGGCACGCCCCGCCGAGTCCCGCATCCCGTCCAGTGTCATCGAAACCATGCACGCCAAATACATCGCCAGCGGCCCACTCCCGCACCCCACCGCAGACGCGCCAGCCACCACCGAATGGCAGCCATGGGAACCCACCATCGGCCTGCACTCCGTCTACCTCGTGGACATCGACGGGACCGTGGCCATCAAGGGCGACCGCGACATTTACGACGGCTCCAAAGCGCACCTTGACACGCCGAACTGGCCCGTCGTGCGCATCATCCGGATGCTCCAGAAAACCCACCGCATCATCTACATGACCGGCCGCGACGCCGAGCACCGCTTCGTGACCGCGCACTGGCTCAAAGGACAGGGACTCATAGCCGACGAACTGCACATGCGCCCGCTCGGCGATAAGCGCAAAGACGCTGTCGTGAAGCACGAGCTGTTCAACGAGCACATCCGCGGCAAGTTCAACGTGGCTGGCGTTTGGGACGATCGGGATCAGGTGGTCCGCATGTGGCGTGCGATCGGCCTGACCGTGTTCCAAGTCGCGGACGGGAACTTCTGATGAGCAAGCACAGACCCCACCACGGCAAGTGGCGCATCGAATCCTCCACGGACATGGTCACCGGCGTGCGGAAGTGGAAGGCAACCCCGCCGCGGTTCGCATACAAGCCTGAGGGTAAGCGGTCCTTCGACACATACGACGAAGCCCTCGCGCACGTCTGGTCCGCGAAGGGTAAGCGCGGGATCGTCATGCCGTCCAAGACGCACATCGGGCAATGGTTCTGGCTGCACCCCGAAGGCAGATCGGGCTGGGAAAAAGATCACATTGTGGCCCTCGCGAAAGCCCTAGATGTGGAGCTGGACGCCTGATGCCACGGAAAACACCAGACGGACCGTCCATCTACCCCAACTGCGGCACCCGATCCGCCTACTACCGGCACCTGTCCAACAAAACCCAGACCTGCCGGCCCTGCAAAAACGCAGCCGCCGCAGCCATGGATAAGTACCGCCACGAGAACGGCATCAACAAGGCCAGGTTCATCCCCGACGAAGTCATCGCACAACACGGAATCAAGGTAAAAGCATGAGCATCATCACCGTCTACACCCAGCCTCACTGCCAGCCATGCAGAGCGACGAAGCGGTGGCTGGATAAGCGTGGCATCGAATACCGCACCGTGGACGTGTCACAAAGTCCTGACGACTTGGCCGCCATTAAATACCTCGGATACCAGCAAGCGCCCGTCGTGATCGTGTCCAGCGGCGACCCTGAAACGGACCTGCACTGGTCAGGGTTCGACCCGATCAGCCTCGGACGCTACGTCGAGGCTGCAGCATGATCCACTACCGCACGTCGCAGGGCGTCCGCGCCACCGCACCCCTCGCAGCCAGATCCGAACCGGAACGCGAATGCGCCCGCTGCGGCATCATCGTCCGCGAAAACGAATCACCCGCAGCCTGCGACGACTGCAGACTCGTCCTCTCCTACCGGCCCATGGGCCAATTCCGCAACGGCGCCACCCGGCCACGCCTCGCATTCGAAATCACCCTCCACGACCTCCGCACCAACCTCCACGGCAACCCCACCAAAGCCGCCATCAACCAGGCAGGCTACCCCGTCACCGAATCCGCCATGGACGAAGACCCGACAGCCCACCACTACGTCACGGACGGCCTCGGATACCACCAGTGGCCCGTCGTCACCATCACCAGCCACGGGCGATTGGTTGCCTCATGGGAAGGCTGGCAGCCGGATCTCATCGCGGAGCTCGCCGGGCAACGGGGCGCGGAGAGTCGGGCGGCATGAGCGCGCCCAGAGTCAAACGCGACTGCGAACACAAACAAGCCCGCCACGAACACGGCACACAACTCGCCTACATCCGCGACAGATGCCGGTGCCATGACTGCACCGCAGCATCAGCGAAAGCCGAAGACCAGCGCAACCGACAAATCGCCTACGGACGCTACGACACCGGCCGCGTAGACGCCCAACCCGTCCGCGAACACATCCAAACACTCGCCAACTACGGCATCGGCATGGACCGCACAGCCACCCTCGCGGGCATCTCAAAAGCCACCGTCATGAGAATCATCTACGGCTCCCCAACACTCAACATCAAACCCCGCGCCCGCGTCGACAAACACATAGCCGAAGCCATCCAAGCCATCCAACCCGAACTCCGCCACCTCGGCCAAAAGACCACCGTCAACGCCGCAGGAACCCGCCGCCGCATCCAAGCACTCGTAGCAATCGGATGGTCACAATCTCGCATCGCCGAACAACTCGGCATGTCCCGCCCAAACTTCAGCAGAGCACTCCACGGCGAAAACGTGCACGCCGAAACAGCCCGCAAAGTCCAGGCACTCTACGACCAGCTCTGGAACCGGCCACAAACCGGGAACGACCACCGCACCCGGATCTCCGCGAACCGGGCCCGCAACCACGCCAGAACAAACGGTTGGCACCCACCCCTCGCATGGGACGACGAAACAATAGACGACCACGCAGCCCAGCCGAACGTCTTCGAAGAAACCCCACTCATCCACGGCGAAGACCGGTGCAACGAAATCGAATGGCTCATCCAATCCGGCTGCGGCCAAGCCGAAATCCTCAAACGAACTGGCTTCAACAGCATCAACTCCCTCGACACGTTCTGCCGCCGACAAGGCCGCACCGATATCACCCACCGCATCAAACGCCTACGAGAAACGGAACGCGCCGCATGACTTTAACAATTACGGACATGTTTTGTGGAGCCGGCGGCAGCAGCACGGGTGCCATCCAGAACCCCGGCATCAGCGTGAAGACCGCCCTGAACCATTGGCAGAAGGCTTTGGACTCGCATAACGCCAACCACCCCGACACGATCCACGTGCAGGCTGACATCAAAGAAACCGACCCAAGATACATCGGCAACTCGGACATTCTCTGGGCATCGCCTGAATGCACCAACCACTCCGTAGCCAAGGGCAAGAAGCGCATCACGAATCAGGCCGATCTCTTCGGGGACACCCTGCCCGACGAAGCCGCCGACCGGTCCCGGGCAACCATGTGGGATGTTCCCCGGTTCGCGGAGGTCCACCACTACCGGGCCATCATCACCGAGAACGTAGTCGACGCCGCGAAATGGGTCATGTTCGACGCATGGCTGATGGCCATGACATCCCTCGGCTACGAGCACCGCATCCAGTATTTGAACTCCATGCACGCCCAGCATGGTGGCCTCCCCGCGCCCCAAAGCAGGGACCGCATGTATGTGCTGTTCTGGAAGAAGGGCAACAAGGCGCCCGACGTGGAGAAGTACTTCCGGCCCAAGGCGTACTGCCCGTCCTGCGATGAAGTCGTGGACGCAATGCAGGTCTTCAAAAAGGCCGAGCAATGGGGGCGATACAAAGCCCAATACAACTACCGGTGCCCGAAAGCATCCTGCAAAAACGCCATCGTCGAACCCGGATGGCTGCCCGCCTCACACGCCATCGACTGGACACTGCGCGGCGAACGCATCGGAGACCGCAAGAAAGCCCTTGCCCCGAAGACCCTCGCACGCATCGAGGCGGGCCTCAAGAAATACGGATCCCAAGCCATGCACCTCGCAGCAGCAGGCAACACCTACGACGCGGTGAACGGTAAGGGCGGCTCCTACGTCCGCATTTGGCCGTCAGCCACGGAAACTCTCAAGACTCAGACTGGAACATCCGAATACGGATTGGCAGTCCCGCCCCTGCTTGTGCCCGTAGAGGGCCGGGAGGGCAAACAGGCCCAGGCCGCGGACGAGGCTATGCGCACTCAGACCACCCGCAACGAAACCGGGATCCTGGTCCCCTACTACGGGACGCACAACTCTGCCACTACAAACGACCCGATGCGCTCGATCACGACCGTGGACCGCTTCGCGATGATAACCACCCTTCGCGGGACCAACGCGCCCAAAGACGTCGGGCAGCCGCTCGACACATTCGCCGCCAACGGACTCCACCACGGCCTGGCCGAATGGAACATCCCCGAAGTGGACGACTGCGAGTTCCGGATGCTGGAGCCGCACGAAATCAAGGCGGGCATGGCATTCCCGAAGGAGTACATCATGCTCGGCAACAAGCGCGAGCAGGTGAAGATGGCCGGCAATGCTGTAACGCCGCCAGCCGCCCGTGACCTCGTCGCATGCATGGCAGAAACGCTGGTGTCCGCATGACCGCCACCATGGACTACGCGGACTTCCTGCGGGAGAAGGTCAACTTCAACAAGGAGTTCGGCTTCGACGTCGAGCTCGACGACATCAATCCGATACTCAAGGACCACCAGGCGGCCATCGTTCAGTGGGCAGTCAAGGGCGGCCGGCGTGCGATCTTCGCATCCTTCGGCCTCGGTAAGTCAATCATGCAGATCGAAACCCTCCGCATCATCACCGAAGCCAAGGGCGGATCCGGGCTGATCATCTGCCCGCTCGGCGTCCGGCAGGAGTTCATCCGTGATGCACGCAAGATCGGCGTCGAAGCCAAGTTCATCCGCACGGCCACCGAAATGGACGGGCCCGGCATCTACATCACCAACTACGAATCCGTGCGCGACGGGAAACTGGACCCCAACATCTTCACGGCCGTGAGCCTCGACGAGGCATCAGTCCTGCGCAGCTTCGGCTCCAAGACCTACCAGACGTTCCTGACACTCTTTGAGGACGTGCCCTACCGGTTCGTCGCCACCGCCACGCCAAGCCCTAACCGATTCAAGGAGCTTATCCACTACGCCGGATTCCTCGGCGTCATGGACACCGGACAGGCACTCACCCGGTTCTTCCAGCGCGACTCCACCCAAGCGAACAACCTCACGCTCTACCCACACAAAGAGCAAGAGTTCTGGATCTGGCTCAACACGTGGTCAATCTTCCTGCAACGACCGTCCGACCTCGGATTCAGTGACGAAGGCTACGACCTGCCCGGAATGAAAACGGAATGGGTGGAAGTGTCCGTAGACCAGTCCCAGAACGTCACCATCGACCGGGATGGCCAAGTCCACCTCTTCCGCGGCGCGTCCCTGGACCTCAAGGGCTCGGCGAAGGAAAAGCGCGTCACCATCGGGGACCGCATCGCCAAGATGCTCGAGATCGTCAACACGCATGGCGGCGACGAACAACACCAGATCATCATCTGGTGCGACCTCAACGACGAACAATCCGCCATCGAGCAAACGCTCAAGTCGGCTGGCCTCAGCTACTCATCCGTGCACGGTTCGCTCACCACGGAGGAAGCCGAGCGCCGCCTCGACATGTGGCGCAACCACGAAACGTACGCGCTCATCGGCAAACCCGTCATGCTCGGCCAGGGCATGAACCTGCAGCAGTGCAACACCGCCATCTTTGTCGGCGTGTCATGGAAGTTCAACGACTTCATACAAGCCTGCCACCGCATCCAGCGCTTCGGGCAGACGCGGGAATGCCACGTCTACGCCATCTACGCCGAATCGGAGCGCGAAGTGGTGGACTCCCTCAAATCCAAATGGGCACGAGACAAGGAACTGACTAAAAACATGACCGCCATCATCAAAGAGCATGGCCTGTCCCAGACCGGCATCAACGAAGCGCTCACGAGAGCCATGGGCATCGATCGTATCGAAGCGTCCGGCGAAGGCTGGCTCGTCGCGAACAATGACTGCGTGGCAGAGACGCGATCCATGGCCGAGAACTCCGTCGACCTGATCGTCACGTCCATCCCGTTCAGCAACCACTACGAGTACACGCCCAACTACAACGACTTCGGCCACACCGACAACAATGACCACTTCTGGGCCCAGATGGACTACCTCACCCCGCAACTCCTGAGGGTCCTCGCGCCTGGCCGGATCTACGCCTGCCACGT